TCCGGAATTAAATCCCATTGAAAAGCTATGGGCTAATATGAAAAAGTTTCTTCGAAATTTTCTTCATAATTTTTCTTCACTTGATGACGCTATTAATTCCTTTTTTCAAGTTGAATGACTATATCTGTGTCTGACACTGCCGATTTCTTTCATCAGCAAGCGGCTGGAAAGGAGATTCCAATATGAAAATTGAGTTTCAAGGATTAACGAAGCAGTATGACAAGGAACATGTGGTACTGAAACCGATGGATTTTTCTGACGATATACATACGCTTGCGATTATCGGACCTTCTGGTGGCGGAAAGTCTACATTGCTCCGGATTTTAGGCGGGCTTCTCCTGCCCACTGCAGGACGGATGTCTGTGGGAGGAGAGGAATTGCCAATGGATGAAAAGGCTCTGCAGAAATATCGCCGGAGGATGGGATTTGTGTTCCGGCAAGGAGGGCTGTTTCAGCATCTAAGTGCTATGGAAAATATCACTCTGCCTTTGGAACAGGTTCATGGTTATACCAGGCAGGAGGCCGTCAGGCGTGCGGAAGAGCTTTTGGAGCGTTTTGGTCTTGGGGCAGACAGTAAGAAAAAGCCTGGTGCGCTTTCCGGGGGACAGCAGCAGCGGGTAGCGATTGCCCGGGCGGTGGCAGCAAGACCCAAGCTTCTTTTGCCGGATGAACCTACGAGCGCCTTGAATCCGGAGTACACCAATGAGGTACTGGATGTGATCCATGAATTAAAAAACGAAGGAATAGATTTTGTAATCGTTACCCATGAGATGGGATTTGCCCGCCATGCCTGTGAAAAGGCAGCGTTTCTCTGTGATGGTTCACTGTTGGAGTATGAAGATAGTGCTTCCATGTTTGCACATCCAAAAACGAAACAGCTTGACCGCTTTTTAAGCAGGCTGTTGGAATGGAACGTGTCTGCGAAATGAGACAATATTGTCAGGTGTTCTTCCTTGCGGTTTTGGCAGCGTCAATATATGCGCCTGCAATCACTCAGTCACGTTCCTTTTTTCTCATAAAAATCACCTGCATTTCCTTTGATTTCCCGCTTGCAGGTGCTATAAATACAAATGCAGGCGGTATGTTGTATCTGGCATGATATAAAGTTTGCAAAGCGGCAGCAGTGTTCCCGGCCTGTTGCCGTATTTTTGTTGAAGTTTGAAATATTGTATGTTACAATAGCGGCATGGGAAACCAGAGAGCCAAGGCGGCTTACCCTCCATATTCGGAGGGGTTACCCCTCCGGACGAAAGAAAGGGGGGGATTGCTTATGTATGTTACATACTCTGATTTGATTCAGGTTGGAATATTCATTTGTGCCCTTGTCGGATTGTGTTACACAATTTTCAAAGGGAAAAAGAAATAGCCGCCACTATTCGCACTAGTGACGGCTGTTGATATATAACAGTATTAACTAGAGGGTAGCCGTTTCTCTGGCTTCCCTTTTCTATATCATAACACGTCACAAAGTTAAATTCAAGATATTTTTGTACTTCCTTGCATTTCCCGAAAACGCAATTTATTTCCTGTTTTTTCTTGAAAAATGATGATATTATATAAACTGGAAAAATTAAAAGAAAGCAGAAAAGCACCTGGAAAAGGTGCTTTTTTCATGCGATAAAACGGGCAGGAGGTGAGATTTTGAACGGCATTGCAAGGGCGATTGATGGAATCATTGCGACAGTAGCCCCTCAATTTGCACTGAAACGGGCGGGCGCAAGACATAAAATGCAGATATTAAACAGCGGTTACGGCAATTATGGCGCAAATGTAACAAAAAAATCAATGTTGGGCTGGAATTATTATTCTGCAAGTTGGAGAGAAGATATAAATGAAAATTTATCAATCCTGCGGCAAAGAAGCAGGGACATATACATGGGGGTCCCGATGGGCAGGGCGGCAGTCAATACCATGCGGACAAATGTTGTGGGGCGGGGGCTTATGCCAAAACCAACGATTGACGCAGATGTGCTGAAAATTTCACCGGAAAAGGCAAAGGAGCTTGAAAGAAAAATATCAAAGGAGTGGGCGTTGTGGGCAGAAAGCGCGGATTGTGACATGGCAAGGCTTGATAATTTCTATGGGCTTAACAACTTGCATTTCTGAACTGGCTTGTTTTTGGGGACATACTTGCGCTTCTTCCGGTGAAGCATGGAAAAACCAGCCGTATGATTTGCGTGTACAGCTTATAGAAGCAGACAGACTTTCAAGCCTGAACAATTTTGATACGTTTGACAATCAGATTGTGGGCGGTGTTGAAGTGGACGCAGACGGGGAGCCGATAGGGTCCGGGGTCCCGGAAGATGAACTGATAGACGAAGAAGATGAAACAACGCTGGAGCTTGCGCCAGGTGTGGTCCTTGATTTGGGAGAGGGGGAAAAAGCGCACGACATAACCCCTGGAAGATCAAACGCAAATTTCAAAGTTTTTGTGGAAGCTATCTGCCAGCAGATAGGGGCGGCGTTAGAAATACCGTATGAACTGCTGATGAAACATATTACTGCAAGCTATTCAGCAAGCCGGGGCGCACTGGAAGAAGCGTGGAAAATGTTCAAAATATATCGGACATGGCTTGCAAATGACTTTTGCCAGCCTATCTATGAGGAATGGCTTGCAAAAGCAGTGGCAAAAGGCAGGATAAAAGCACCCGGCTTTTTCGCTGACCCGTTACGGCACAAAGCGTATTGCAAAGCGGCGTGGAACGGACTGGCAAGGGGATTGCTGGTCCCGAAAAAGGAAGCCGAAGCAGCAGTGCTAAGAGTTGAAAATGGATTTTCCACACGAAGCGTAGAAACAATGGAGATAACAGGAAGTGATTTTTATAATAACTGCGAATAGCTAAAGAACGAAGAAAAGGCATTGAAAGAGGTGAAAAAAATTGCAGGCAGTACAGGAAAAGAGAAAAAACAACGGGAACCGGCAACAGCCCGGCCGGCAGGAGCAGGAAGAACAGGGTGTGCCTGAACAGCATGGGGCAGGAGGACAGAAGGAGGTCGGAAAACAGCCCGCAGGGGGAGCGGAAAAATAAGTTTTGGGATATTGTTCCGGGAACGGAGGGGAAGCCGCCGGAAATCCTGCTGTATGGGACAATCAGCAGATGGGAGGACAAGGAGAATGACAATACAGTAACGCCAAAGCAGTTCAGCGAAGATTTTGATGCGCTGGGGGATGTGCCGGAAATCATTGTGCGAATTAACAGCGGTGGCGGGAACGTATTTGCAGCAACTGCAATTTTTACGAAACTGAAAAGCAGCACGGCAAAAATCACTGTTAAAATTGACGGCTGGGCAGCTTCTGCCGCAACAATCATTGCAATGGCAGGGGAGCTAAAAGTAGTAAAACAAAGCATTGTCAACGCCTACTGGATGAAAACAAAGAAAAACATTGATGATATTGCAGGCCTTATGGCAAAGGAAACATGGCTGACAGGGATGAGGCGGTCAAAGAAGGGTTTTGTGATGAACTGATGTTTGAAGAAGCACAGACAGTGGTTGAGGATAATTCAAAAGTTGTTGTGTAGTCTCGGAAAGTGACGGAAAAAAATAAAAATATTGTATTATATAAATTGATTTAACGAGGAGGAATAAAAAATGCTAATTTTTTTCTTATTCGAGGATAGTTGTTAGAAAAAAACATGATAATTAAGCCTGTCAAAAATGTGTTTTTTGACAAGTAAAAATTCTATATTTTTTTGATGCATTAATGCATTAAGCACCTTTGGCATACAGATGGGCGGCCTTGTATCTTGCGTCCGGATGGATGCATATACCAATCAGCATAGCCCGGAAAGAAAAGTGGTCCCTGCCCCGTATTTTCAGGTGCTGTAGGCAGTAGTCGTTTAGGACTCTGTCATTGACCCGCTCACAGGCAGTACGTTCGCTGTATATCGTTTTATATTCTTCGGAATCCCTTGGGATACGGGGATGAAAACGCAGATCACGGTGATTCTTTATGTAAACGGTGCGCCCGTAACTCCGGGGGAACATTCCTGTTCATGCGGGCAGAAGCGATACTCTCTATTTTTTGTCAGGAGTAAATAAAATCAAGCAAAAAAGCCGGATTTTTATTGTGTTCTCCTTTGCAGCACAGTGTAAAGTAAAAATAGTATTATCCGTATTATGTGCAATCATTAGAGCGTGTTTGAATGAAATAACATTTTTTGATATATATCAGTCGGTAGACTGTATAGAGGAAAATACGTTATTTCATTTTCATGAAAATCCGAACCCGGATTGTCCGGCAGGATGGAAAAGTGTCAAAACGCCGGAAAATATGTAGTTATAATAGAAGCAGTCGCAGATTGGATAGAAGCGGGCTGCTTTGTTTTTGGAATCAGAAATTTTAGTATTATGAATGAAATAACCTAATCCCCCGGCTGTGCCGGAGTGAATAAAATAGATATTGAAACAATGAGTGTAAAGTATTAAAATATATCTGACATTTAGCCATAAAAGTTAGCGAAAAGGAGTAGAAAGATGACAAACATTATTGAGATGAAAAATATTCACAAATTTTACAAGAATGGTGAGGAATCTCTGGAAGCTTTAAAAGGAGTTTCATTTGCTCTTGTGCAGGGAGAGATTCTTGTAATTATGGGCAGCAGCGGTTCAGGAAAGAGTACATTGCTCCATATTATAGGGGCTATGGATGTGGCTGACGAAGGGGAAATCTATTTAAATGGAACATGGGAAGAAAAATATGGAGTGGAACCTGATGCAACCAGGATTCGTTATGAAAATATTGGGTTTGTATTTCAGGATTTTAATTTGATACAGGATTTTACGGTTGAGGAGAATGTGTCACTCCCTTTGATATTAACGGGGGAAAAGACGAAAGAGATTCGCAGACGTACAAAAGATATTCTTGGGATGGTAGGCATTGGAGACAAGGGAAGAAATCCGGTAACCAATCTTTCGGGCGGACAGAGACAGCGGGTTGCCATTGCAAGGGCACTGATCAATAATCCAAAGATTTTACTTGCAGACGAACCGACGGGTAATGTAACATTAGTACAACACTACCCGAAAGAAATACCCGTGATATTATTTTCACTGTCAATCCTGATTTCTTTTATTGCGGACCGCCAGAGTGTGCGCTTTTCTTCACGGGTTAGCGTTTCATAAATCCGTCTGAAATTGTTCTGCAGTAGGGCTTCAACAGCGGAGAAGTCCGGGGGCTTTTCTTCCACGGGGTCCGGCAGTTGGTTCAATGCAGTTTGATATATCTGATAGTCTTTTTTATATTCTTCAAGGTCTATAAGGTCATTCACATATAATTCCTTCAACTTTTTAAGTTTGTGCCTGATTGCGGCTTTATCGGTGCCGGATAAGGCACGCTTTTTCTTTTTTGCGGCTTTCACTTCCCAGTCCAGCCTGCAGCGTTCCAGCTCTTCCGCAAGGTGGGCAAAAAGCCATTCTTCAATAACTTCTTCCCTGATTTCCTTTTTGTGGTTGCATTTGCCACGCTGAAAGTGTTGGTTGCAACGGTAATAGTAATAGCCGCCGTGCATTGCAAAACGCCCAACAAGATTATGGTCACATTCAGCACACTTCAAAACTGACGTGAAAATATAGACCCTGCCGGACGGGGAGGAACGGGCATTACGCTTCAACAGGGACTGCACCCGGTCAAATTGTTCATTGCTGATGATGGGCGGGCAGAACCGGTCATTGTATCTGCCGCCACGGTCATATATGCCGGTATACAGCTTTTCGGAAAGCATACGCCGGAAAGTAGCGTCACACCAGTTCACGCCGTATGTTTCACGGATATGCTTCACGGTTGCACGCTGGCTGACAGTATTTTCGAAGTGGCTGAAAGCGTCCTGAACAATGTCGGCTTGTTCCTGATTGATTTCCAGTCGCTTTTCGGCATTGACCTGATACCCGAACGGGCATTTGCCGGAAACAACTGTGCCGTGTGCAATTTTGCTGTCAAAAACAACGTCTATTCTTTCCCCGTCAATGTCGGCTTCATTTTGCGCTATGGATAATTTGACATTGATATATAACCGCCCGTTTGCGGTAGATGTGTTGTATTCTTCATCACTTGTGACCCAGTTGCAGTTGTGGGTTTCCGGTATTTCCATGACTTTGTAATAGTCGGCAACGGAACGAAACCAACGGTCAAGGCGGCAGAACAGAAGCACGTCTATTTCATCACGTTTGACGGCTTCCATCATTCTTTGAAATTCAGCCCGCTTGTGTATGTTCTTCCTTGCGGTTTTGGCAGCGTCAATGTATATTCCTGCAATTAGCCAACCCCGTTCCTTTGCGTATGCTTCCAGACGTTCCTGTTGTGCATCCAGCGAAAGTCCTTTTATCTTTTGTTCTTCTCCTGATACACGGATATACAATGCGGCACGTACAAGGTCTGTAGTAGTTCCTTGTTTTTTCATTGATTATATCACCTCGCATTTTTGTTGAATGGCAGGATGGAATATGCTATAATGCCGGTATGGGAAAACCAGAGAGCCAAGGCGGCTTACCCTCCATATTCGGAGGGGCTACCCCTCCAGACGAAAGAAAGGAGGGATTGCCAATGTATGTTACATACTCTGATTTGATTCAGTTTGGAATATTCATTTGCGCCTTTATTGGATTGTGTTACACAATTTTCAAAGGGAAAAGAAAATAGCCGCCACTACTCCCAATAGTGACGGCTAGGCATTGTAACTGTCTCTTATACACATCTCCGAGCCCACGAGACTCCTGAGCATC